CAATCACGCCTGATATGCAGGCGGCGGCTGATGCCAGCATGGCACGGTTCGCCGCCAAGCAGAACAGCCCGACCGCCAATGAGATCCTGCGATGCAAATGCAAGATGATTATGGTCAGGAGGACAGCGTTCCCCTTCACAGACAGCGGCGTGATACATCACTTTGATAAGGAATGTGAGAAGGTATGAACTACCCAGACAAAATGCTGGAAGACATGTACCGAAGGGATGTTGAAACGCGTATCCTGCGTGCGCTACGATTCAACAGAACGACCGACGGGAAGAAATATGGAACAGACAGGAAGCGCATCATAGAGCTGATGGTGAAGCAGAAAGGCAATTGCGGGATCTGCGAACAGTCTCTGGAGGACAGGCCCTGGGAGGTGGACCACGAGAACACCAAGACAGGGCCTGTTGTGCGGGGATTGCTCTGCAAGCGTTGCAATGGCGCACTGCTTGGACAATGGGAGCAGCTAATCCCAGCAGCAGCATGGTATCTATTGAAGACTTCGCCAAGGTTAATGACCTTTCAACAGGAGACTCGCTCGGATGAAAGCAATTCTTGATCTGATGATAGGCCTCTGTGCCATCGGCCTGGCCCTCTACCTCTTAATCAGGAGCATTCCATGACAACTCCCTCCGCTCAGGATATCCTGGACGTCCGCAAGATCAGGATAACGGAGCTGTTCGCCGACTGGCAGACGATCGTAGATACTCACTCTCATATGTTCACTGAACTGCAGGAGGTAGAGATCGAGCCCTCCTTCGACTTCAACGATCGCAGCATCGCCATCCGATTCGCCGGCGACCAGGTCCGACTCCAGAAGGTGTGGAACATCCTTCGCCGGGCAGGCTTCAAGCCTGACAAGTACGTGGAGGCACCTACCACTGAGTTCTACACTTGGTTCGACAAGGTTGTGCCAGGCTCGGAGATGACTATCTCCATCTGGTTCAGCTTCACCTCTTCCGTCTGCAAGAGGGTTAAGGTCGGCACTCGCACCATCACCGAAGAGCAGGACATCTATGAAGTCCGCTGTGGGGAGGAGTCATGAGCGGCGGCATCGGGCAGATTCTCTACCGGCTCACCGACTCTGAGGGGCGGCTCATAATGGATGGGCCCTCAGACACGGTTATGATCGTGCTGGGGATTCACCCCGCCCTCTTGGAGGCCTGCACGCAGATGGGACAGACTCACCATGAGCACTATGACGATAGATGGGGGGTTATCACCATCAAGATGCTCCCCGTGGAGGTGCCCTAATGTACGATTGGACCGTCTCCGAGTTCTGGGCAACGCCGTCGTCCCGCAAATCCCGGAAATCATCGGCCGCGCAATCATGAGGGCTGAGTATGGCGAATGAGTCGAAGACTGCAGAAACGAGCAACGGAGAGTAACGAAATGTGTGTCACTTCTACGGTGATTGACGGTTGGCATCATCCGACATGGCCGCCTCTCCAGCCGCACAATCCGCCATTCCTTCCGGGGCCGGTGCCAAATCCAAACTCTATCCCGTGGCCACTGATCCAGTCGGATCCGTCTTTGGCGGCCCAGATGCTTGAGCTTCTCAAGAAGCTCGAGGCGCTCGATAAGCGGCTGGACAAGATGGAGCAATGCGCAGTGACGGCGCGCGAGAAGAAGAATCTGAAGGCGCGTCTGCGCCGTATCGCCAAGAAGGCACAGCCGTGACTGCACAGCTGACAAACAAAACGCTCGTCTACCGACTACGGTCGGCTGGAAAACGGATGCCTGAGGCAGAGATTGATGGTGGGGCGCTGATGAATGAGGCCGCCGATGAAATCGAGCGTCTCGAGCGCCTTTACATTCAGGCCGTCCAGGGTCGTCGGGAATTTCGGCAGGCTCTGCGAGACGAACGCGAGGAGAAGCGCGGCATAGCCACCGAGCAGTACTGGAAGGATAAGCAAGGGGACGAATATGGCTCCTACTGATGCTCACCGTCCATCGAAACCCCGCGTCGTACACCTCAAGCGCGAGTCGTACGACGTGCGCATAGACCGGCAGACGCACTGGGGTAATCCTTTCGTGATCGGCAAGGACGGCACGCGGGAGCAGGTGATCGCCAAATACCGGGCGTGGCTGATGAGTGAACCCAGCATTGTTGCCATGGCCCGCCGAGACTTGCGTGGCAAGACACTGGGCTGCTGGTGTGCGCCCAAGGCGTGCCACGGAGATGTACTACTGGAGATCGCCAATGACTGAATATCGGACCGAGAACCCCCTGCTCCGCTTTACTGCCGCTTACAACTCTAGTGGCGACGGATCGACACCGCAGCTGGTGCTGTTCTTCTCCACGCCGGAAGAAGCGCAGGCGGCGCACGAGTGGGTTGCCAATGCGCAAATGCGGCTCGCCGGTTCACTTCCGGAGATGGCTACACCATCACAGTAACTCGCTACGAAGAGAGCGGAACCATCATCGAAGACCCGCAAACCTGGGCTAACGGCAGAGACTGAACTCAGCTCCCAGCCCTTCGGAGGAAGGGCTGTGGGATGCGTTCAGCATCGAAGGAGACTCGCATGAATCTGTTGACTGAGAATATCGAGGCCACCCAGCCGCCGGCTCGGGCCTGGTCCCCTCTCCAGGAGGCTGTCTTCACAGCCATCCGGGAGACTTCCGATCCGATCCTGATTGAGGCCGTGGCAGGAGGGGCCAAAACTACCACCATCATCGCAGGCACAGAGTTCGCCGCCGGTCCCTGCCTCTTCCTGGCCTTCAACAAGTCCATCGCAGAGGACATCCGAGGGAAGCTGCCCAAGGGGGAGGCCAAAACCCTCAACGCCCTGGGCCACCGCCTCTGGATGGTCAACTCCCCTTCTTCCCGTCTGGACGCGAGGAAGACCGAGAAGCTCGTAGAGCAGGTCATGCCGGCCGAAGCTCGCCGGCAGTTCGGCTACATCGTCCAGCGTATAATCAGCACCGCCAAAGCCTCTGGGCTGGGCATCGAATCTGAGGTAAACGACAGTGATCTCGAACACCTTATCACCGGCGGCGAGTGGGACATCGACGATAGCGATGTGCTGGCAGCAGCGCATTACGCAGCCAAGGTTTTCAATCTCTCTCGCTCCGACCTGGCTACATTCGATTTCGACGATCAGCTTTATGGGCCCATCTATAATGGTTGGGATTTCCCCAGCTTCGGCACGGTCTTGGTGGACGAAGCTCAGGATCTCAACCGCATCCAGCATCTGATTCTGGAGAAGCTGAGGGATGCTGGGGCTCGCCCCATCGCAGTCGGCGACCGCCACCAGGCCATCTATGGCTTCAGGGGCGCCCTCCATAATTCCCTCGATCTCTTGAAGGCACACTTCCGGATGAGGGAGCTTCCCCTCTCCATCAGCTACCGCTGTCCCGAGTCTGTCATTCGGGAGGCCCAGGCCTTGGTGCCGCATATCCAGCCCCGTCCGGGGGCACCTGCCGGCGAGGTCCACTCCCGGCACGCCGAGGACGGCGATCCCGAGTTCTGGACAGGTGATGACAAGCTCATAGTCTGCAGGAACAACGCACCCCTCTTCGCCGCCGTTATGCGCCAGGTTCGAGCCCGCCAGCCCTGCAGGGTGCTGAGCAACGCTCTGGATGGGTTGGCGAGCTTCATCCGCAAGTTCCGCACCCAGGAGACTCAGCAAATGCTTATCCGCCTGGACAGGTGGCTGGCAAAGGAGACCGATGCCGCCGAGTCCAAGGGCATGCCCTGGAAGGTCGCCGCCCTTGAGGACAAGGCCGCGACCGTCCGCTCCCTCGCCCAGGACACCAAAACAACAGAGGAGGTCTTAAATGTCATTCGCCAGCTATCCGAGGGCCGTTCAGGACCCTTGTTCAGCACCATCCACAAGGCAAAGGGGCTGGAGGCCGACCACGTATACTTCTTGCGTCCGGACCTCGTACCGGGGTGGTGGATTAAGGAAGAGGCAGCCCTGCAACAGGAATATAACCTGCGATATGTTGCTATCACTCGCGCTCGCAGCACTCTCACGTATGGAGTGAAGGGATGAAAATTCTACACTGGATGGCTCTGGCATACAGCCTAGCCTGGGTAACTATGCTGAAGCTCAGCTTGGGATTCACTACTTACCTGGTAATAAGGATATTCTTCAGAATCATCTGGAAAGGACTCTTGCACTTTGGAGATGAAGAATGAAAAGACCCTACGGACTGAGGACACGGGAGGCAACCGCCTCTCTCATCCGGCGCAACGCCGAGGCTTGTGAGGGGGCCCGCTGGCCCGCCTGCCAGTGCCACTGCGGCGGCGCCCTTCACGGGAAGAAGCACTCGGAGAAATGGATCTCTGAGACCGCTGACCAGATCTACGACCAAACCTTCGCGATACTCATGCCTGAGTATCGGAAGTTCTACGAGGAGAAATAAAGATGAGCGCTTCCATCATCCCCAACTGCTTCCACCCCGACGGCACTCCCTGTATTGCCTATGGCATCCAGGCCGACAGCGCCGCCTACTACTACCAAGGACCGCCGCCCGCCTCTCTCTCCCAGGCCGTCAGCGTTGCAGAGCCAGCCACCTGGGCTCTTCTCCTGATCGCCCTCATCGCTTGGAGAATCCAATGCGCATTAACTCGGAGAACATCTTCACGCTCTTAACTCTCTTCGCCCTTATAACCGTTTTCATCTCTATCATCATCCTGCTATGGATAAGATATCTCTCATAGACTGGATCTGGGAAGAGCCAGGAGCAGACGACGACGAGTCTGCTCCCGTCCTGTTCAATGAGGACTTCGAATCGGACTCCTATGAGGAGGGGGACGAGGATTAGCCAAGGATTTCAAATCCTGAATTGACATCCCGTCGGGGGTGTGCGATCATGCCACTGCAATGCGGAGTTACCGCCGGCGCGCCGCTAGAAAGACGCCGGCATCCAGAAACGGAGACAGAAGATGAGCGAGACAGCAGAGAAGGTAGAAGAGGCAACCGCGGAGAAGGCGAAGAAAGGCCAGCGGCCTGTGGAGAAAGTCACCATGTCCGACGGCAGGGTGGTGAGCTTCCTCGGAGCCCAAGGGGATAAGAAGGCTCAGCGGTTCAGCAAGGACGCGCTGATCCGAGTCAACGGCGACTATAAGCTGTTCGACGACGCCTCACCCGAGGAGCTGGCGAAGGCCACCCCCGGCGATATCGCCTTTCGGTTCGACTTCTACAACGGCACTACCCGCACCTATCCAGTCAACCCCGCGCTTGGTCTTTTCTACGTCAAGCATGGTGGGCTGCAGAAGTACGGGGATGAGCTGGCAGGGGAGAAGGCCGAGGACCTCGACGACTGGGCAATGACCACGGATGAGCTGGACGCCCGCGTCCAGGCAGGCGATTGGACGAAGACCCGCGTCGGCGGCGACCTCGCCGGCAAGAGCATCCTGGTGAAGGCCCTCATGGCCTACACCGGCCGCTCGGCGCAGGAGATGCAGGAGCACATCAAGGGGTGGGACAAGAACGCCCGCGACCAGCTCTCCGCTGACCCGGACATCAAGGTTCACATCGACCGCATCCGGCAGGAGATGGCGGATCGGGGACCGAAGGTGGACGTGGCTGGGTTGAAGGCGGGGCTGAAGAAGCTCGCAGCCTGATTCGAGAGCCCAGGCAGCTCGCTTCCCCTGTGAGCCAGCCAAGTCTCTGAAAGCGAGTCCAGAGGCGGAAGAGAGGCCCCCCGACGGTGGGGCCTTTCTTTTTTGTGCCCAGGATTCCAAATGCTGGATTGCAAGGATTGAAATATGGGCGTATTATGGCCGACATAATGAGCCCCCAAAATAAACTGGACGAGATCCTTCGCCGCGCCCTCTACCGGGCTGATCTTGTCCGGCGGGCCAAGGCCGTTGTCAGGAAGAAAACCGAGGCCGAGCTGGCGGCAGAGCATCACATCAATGGGCTGGAGAAGAGACGCCGACTCCGCGCCCTCCTAGCGGACGACGGCATGGACGCTATGCGGTTCCGCTGGTACTTCACTAGAATCAAGAAGGACACGCCGCTCGATGAGCTGCGCGCCTGGATCGACGCCAAAATCGCCAAGGGGGAAGAATTATGAAGCTGAGGAAAACCTATTACTACCGCATCAACTGGTGGCATCACGCCAGCGTCCCGATGCGCAACCTTTACCTGCATATCTTTGCAAGGAGCTGGCCGATATGATCGCTCGCCTTTTGCAGTGGCACTATTGGTGGAGGGCTCGCCGGCATCAGCGCTGGCTCCGCTCTCGCCACGTCCTCTTCATCCCCGGCTCGAAGGGTCCCGACCCTCGCTGCCAGCGCAACAGCACGGAGTGCGCGGGGAAGGTCTAATGCCTCGCCCTCCCAACATCATTCGCCCTGTCCACCTCAAGACCTCCCTCCCGGAGGATCTCCGAACTTGGCTCGACCTCCATCTCTGGTCGGACGCAGAGCTGCGAGTCCCCCACGGCGCCTATCAGCGTCTAATCGTCCAGCTATTGCGTGAATACAGGGATCGGATCGAAGGAGCTAAACGTGTTACAGTCCCCTGAAACTCTCCAGAAGATTTCTCAATGGCGCGCCAAGCAGGAAGCGGGTACGATGACTCCTGAGGATTGGCGGGATGCCATGCTGGACCTCCGAGAGGCCCGGCGAGGCGCCGCCCAAGCTTCAGCCCGTGCGAAGCGCGCTCCCGTTGACGTGAACGCCATGAAGGAGTCACTCAAGGCACTCAGAAAGGCACCATGAACAAGAACGGTAGCAGCCACTACGGCGCGTGTCTGATTGAGCATTGCCCGAATGAGCGTCGAAAGCTCTCCCCCGTCTGCCGATCATGCGCAGCATGCTTCGGATACTGGGAGCGCCGAGGCGCCGGCGCGATCCTCGCTCGACAGAACCAGCTCGAAAAGTGGCAAGATAGAATCCAGTACCTCTCCCAAGAAAGACCCAACCCGAGGAGTATCCGAAATGCCTCCCGCTTCATCTCCCGCCGCCGGTCGTAACCGCAAGTGGACTGATGCCCAGAAACTCCGCGTCCTCAAGTTCTACCAGAAGCAAGGCCACGGCGCTACTCTCCAGAAGTACCAGATCAACTCCAGCATGTTACACAACTGGAAGCACAAGTTCCTGAACGGAGCCTCCCCCTCACCCAAGAGGGTCTCCGGAGCCCAGTACGTCCTCGCCAAGAAGCTCTCCGCCGCTATCCGAGCCCAGCTCGCCGGCGACAAGGATCTCACCGACGTGGAGATCTACGGCAGCCTCCTCTGCAGGGAGATCCTTGGCAAATGACCTACGAAGCCATCTATCAGGTAGAGTGCGCCGTCTGCGGCGCCTCTCCCGTGGTTGGGCTCCGCGCGCCCTCAGGCATCATCGCCTCGACTGGGCTGTGCGGCTCCCACTTCTTCGGCGATCGGCTGATGCTAGATCCGGAGGAGTGGAACTCTAGGCAGGAGGCAACAGAATGAATCCACAGATCAAGACACTGCTCACTGCAGCATGTCGCAAAGCGATTGAAGACGTGATAGCCAAGGAACTTTGGAACGCTGAGGTAAGTGAGCCCCAGAAGAACACTCTCCTCTTGCACCTCCGTCGATTCTCTGGAGGACCATTATTCTTCGAAGTGAAGGTAAAGGAGAACTGGGCATGACAGATCCGTTCACCACCTTCCCTGAAGTTCTCGACAGCAGCATGATGGCGGCGTTCAAATCCTGCCCGCAGCTCTTTTTCAAGGTCTACATCGCTCAGTGGAAGAGCAGAACCGAAAAGGTTGACCTGCACGCCGGCAAGGCCTTCGCCCGCGGTCTCGAGATCGCCCGCCGCGGGTTCTTCGAGCAGGGCCTCAACGCGGAGGCTGCCGAAGCCAAAGGACTAGCGGCCCTCTTCGAAGCTTACGGGAATTACGAGTGCCCATCCGACAATCCCAAGAGCGCGGAGAGGGTCGCCGGCGCCTACGCCTTCTACATGGACAGCTACCCGTTCACCATGAACACCGGCTTCCCGATACTCCTCCCTGGAGAGAAGAGAGCCATTGAAATCTCCTTCACCAACCCCCTGGCGATCGACCACCCAGAAACCGGCCACCCCATCCTCTACACCGGCAGGGGCGACATGATCTGTTCTTACGCTGGTGCTAATTATATCGAAGACGACAAAACCACCAAGAGTCTCGGCTCAACCTGGAGTCAGCAATGGGATCTTCGAGGGCAGTTCCTCGGCTACACCTGGGGGTTCCGCAATTCTGGCTTCACGGTCGCCGGCTGCCTCGTCAGGGGTGTGTCTATATTGAAGACAAAATACGAGACCCAGGAAGCCATCTGCAATTTCAGCGATTTCGAAATAGATCGCTGGTATGGAGAGCTGTTAGAGTGGATCGAAGATATGAAGACCGCCTGGCGTACAAAGCGGTGGAGGTACAACCTCGATCGCGCCTGTACGGAGTATGGCGGATGTGGCTTCAAAACCGTCTGCAAGGCCCAAGATGAGGGTCCCTGGCTGGAGCAATACTTCGAGCGCCGGCATTGGGATCCAGTTACCCGGATCGAAACTAAAATCTGAAAGGTCTGTTATGAAAACTGCAATCGCCGTCGCCTTGGTTCTCGGCTCCCCCGCCGCCCTAGCCGACACCACCACCCAGGCCATGAACCACTGGCAGTGCCTCGGAGTGGCGATCCTCGCCTGGATCATAGTAGACCTGTTACTAGCTCGGCCGATAAAGCGAATCATCAAATGGTGGAGGGAAGAATGACTCCATTCTGGACAGGCTTCTGGATCGGCCTCGGCATCACGGGAGGCGTTGCACTAGGCCTTTTCGTCTGGCAGGCGCTGCAGATGGCGCTCGATAAATGGGGGAAGCATGAGTGACCTAGTGCAGCGGCTGCGCGAAGCAAGAGAGCCCGGCGGTACTAACTTGTCTCTATGGGAGTTAGCTGGCGAGGCCGCCGACGAGATCGAACGCACCAAGCTCTACGACACAATCGCGCATGCGAATAAGGTTCAGGCTGAGGAGATCGAGCGCCTGACGCACCACCTGACAGCGGAGTCGAACGCGGTCATTGCGCTGACGCGGGAACTGGCTGATTGGCGCACATGGGGCACCATCGAGGTGGCGATACGCAATCCTAACGTCGCGTCATACATGGAGCATTGGGAAGGCCGCGCTACGAAAGCCGAGGCAGAAGTCGACCGCCTGCGCGCGGCGCTGAAGTTCTACGCTGATCGAAATCACTACGGGCACTTTGGCCTTTTGAAAGATGACGGCAAGGTCGCCCGCGAAGCCCTCGCAGGAGAGGCCGATAAAACTAAGGAGACTTCATGAGCCTGCTGCGCTGGTTTATCGCCCTCGCCGCCATCTTCGTCCTCGCCATCCTAGCCTCGGGCTGGGTGTTCTAGCTGTGAATTTCACGATCATATTATCCAGCGTCGGCGCGCCGGGCTGGACCATTTCTCGCCCAGACATCGACAGTCGCGGGTTTCGTCCCTTCTCCCGCGCAAAGGTATGCCCACTTTGCTTGGATGTCTGGGCGATTCTACGCCGCGAGGGAGTCGAGGAAGGGTTCGCCGTCGAGGGCCATCTCTGCGCCAACTGCAGCCACGCCCCCCACGGCGACCTCATCCCCGGCTCCCTCCTCGACGACCGCTCATCTCAGACCCTCGACCTCGACCTCATCAATTACCTACCATTAGAGCTAAAGCAACGCGAATTCAACCTGATCGCCAACCTTATAGAGAAAGAACATGTCAACAGTATCACCGCTGCCAACCTCAGAGCCGAGCTTACTGCCGGGGGTGAACGTACTCCTGGAGGGCCCAGCTGGGACAGGCAAGACCCACTCCCTCGGAACCCTGGTGGAGACGGGAGTCCAGACCTTCTACACCGGGCTGGAGTCGGGGATGGAGAGCCTCCTCGCCTATTGGACCGACCAGGGGAAGCCGATCCCGGAGAACCTCCACTGGCACAACCTTGAGTTGGCCCAGAAGGGCGGGTTCGGAGCGATGGCTCAGACCGCCAGCATCATCTCCCAGATGGACCAGTCCGGCCTAGCCAAGATGAAGGACTTCAACCGTGCACAGAACAATCCCTTTGAGCGTCTGCTTAAAGTTCTCAACTCCTTTGACGACCAGCGCTATGGAAAGAATTATGGCGCAGCCGATTCCTGGGGGCCTGACAGGGCCCTGGTACTGGATGGTGCCACCGGACTGGGTAACTTCCTGTGGGCCATGCAAGTTGGCTCCAAGCCTGTTCGCGACAAACCCGACTATGGTGTGGTGCAAGAGCAGATGGAGCGCTTCATCCGCTATTGCTGCGACGGCTGCAAGTGCCACTTCATCCTGATCGCCCACGTCGAACGGGAAGTGGATGAGGTCCTCGGCGGCGTCAAGCTCATGACCAGTGTCCCAGGCCAGAAGCTCTCTCCTAAGCTACCGAGTATGTTCTCCGACACCATACTCGCCACGAGAAGTGGAGCGACCTGGACCTGGGACACCGGCAGCCCGTTGGCTGACCTGAAGACGCGCAACTTGCCCGTATCTCAAAAGCTCACCCCCAGTTTCAAGTTGATAATGGATAAGTGGCTCTCTAGGGGCGGCCGCTTCTCCAGTTCCGTAAAGGTATAGCCCCCCTAACACACAACACAAGGTAACCAGTATGAACTCCGAAGCAATTGGTTTTGACCCGAACGTATTCCTTGGCGCAACCATCACCGAAGCATCCGTACGCCGCCCGCCCATCCCAGGAGGCCTATCCTTCCCCGGCACCCTCGGCACTCCCATCACCCGCCAGACAGAAGGGAAGAAAGAGTCCAATATGGGGCAGATGTATCTCTGGTGCGACATCCCTGTCGAGGTGGACATCACCGGCAACCCGCAGGTGAAGGATCACGTCGGCCTGGACAAGGTCAACCTCCGCTATTCCTTCCGGCTGGACACCAAGCCCAGCGGCGGGTTGGACATGGCGCCTGGGAAGAATAACGGGCTGAGGATCCTGCGTGACGCTGTAGGGATGAATGTCGAGGGCCAGCCCTTTAACATCCTCATGGTCGCCGGCAGGCAGGTGCTCTGCAAGATCGGCAACCGCCCCTACCAGGGGGAAATCTACGATGAGATCGACGCGATTGCCAAGCTCGGCTAATCAAAAAGAGGGAGAACTCGCATGCCTACAGCAGATTGGACGATGCATCATCGAGGACTCGTCGAGCGCCTGACAGTCGCTCGGGGCGACCTCGAAGACATCTCCCCTGGCTCACCGCTGGATGAGATAGAGGAGAGTGTCGAGGATCTTGAGCGGGTGATCAGCACCGCCGAGTTGCCTGGTGAAGAGGAAGATGAAGAGGAAGAGGAAGACTCAGAGGAAGAGGAGGAAGAGGAAGAAGAATAACTGACCCAGGGCTGGGGAGGGGGCTCGGCCCCCTCCTCTTTTCTTCCAACTAAAAATGGAGGGGACAGGCATGCAGCTGCATGTTATTCCTGCTGAAGACATTGTGGTCAAGAGCAACCGGCAGCGCCGGGACCTCGACCAAGCTAAGATCCTCGAACTCGCCGGCAGCATAGCGCAGAACGGCTTAATCCACCCTATCGTAATAAGGATGGCAGACGATGAGTACACCCTGGTCGTTGGTGAGCGACGGCTCAAAGCCCTGGAGCACCTTTGGTTTCTGGGACAAGAAGTTATCTGCGGCGAACGAATCATTCCTGAAGGGCACGTACCCTGTCTATTCCTCGGGGAAATTGACCCTGTGGACGCAGAAGAAATTGAACTTGAGGAAAATATACGTCGCGAGGATCTCTCTTGGAAAGAACGGGCGGACGCTGTTTCGCGACTTGCAGATCTACGAGCTCGCCAGGCGCAAGCTCGCGGCGAACCAATGCCAGCGGTCGCAGCCATCGCTGAGGAAGTCACGGGGTCCAGCGAAGGTGCCGCGCAGGACAACGTCCGCCAAGATATCCTCCTCGGCCGTGCGCTCGCCAACCCGAAAACGGAAGAGGTAATCCGCAATGCCACATCCCGCAAAGAAGCTTTCAAGCTCCTCAAGCGCCACGAAGAATCCCAGCGGCACGCCGCCCTTGGCGCGGCGATCGGTCCAACCTTCACTTCATCTCTGCACGTTCTGCAGAGAGCGGACTGCCTTCTGGCTATGCCTGACATGCCAGCGGCGTCTTTCGACGTTATTCTCACAGACCCGCCCTATGGGATTGGTGCGGACGATTTCCAGGATTCGGGCGGGAAGGCTGCAGGTGGTCATTTCTACGACGATTCCTATGAGAGCTGGACTAAGCTCATCCCACCTCTTGCAACCCATTCTTTCCGTCTTGCGAAAGCACAAGCTCACGCCTATGTCTTCTGCGACATCGACAGATTCCACGAACTCAGAGGACTCTTCCGAGACGCCGGCTGGCGATGCTTCCGCACCCCTCTCATCTGGGTCAACCCAGGGGCGATACGCGCCCCGTGGCCAGAGCAAGGACCCATCCGAAAGTACCAGTGCATCCTATTCGCTATCAAAGGAGGCAGGCCGGTAACCCGCCTGTATGGAGATGTTCTCACTTTCCCTTCAGATCCAAACCTTGGGCACCCAGCACAAAAGCCAGTCGCGCTTTACGACGACCTGCTACGGAGATCTATCGCACCTGGTGACACTGTACTCGATCCGTTTTGCGGGAGTGGAACTGTGTTTCTGGCGGCTCACGGTCTCAAATGTCGCGCTACCGGAATTGAAATGGACGAAGCTGCCTACGGTGTCGCCGCCAAGCGATTGAAGAGTCTCGAGCCTCCGCCCAAGCCTCTCAAGTATCCCGACCCCTATCCCTCTCCAAGCGTGAGTGCCCAGTAATGGGCGCTCTAGAAATCTTGGAACGGTGCGAGCCCGTTCCGGAATCAGGTTGTTTCATTTGGCCAGGAGCCAACAGCAGAGGACATGGTATGCTGTCCGGAGGGAGGTACACACACAGAGTAGTCTACGAACACTTCTACGGTCCTATACCCAAAGGATACGAAATAGGACATAAGTGTGATGTGGCTTCATGCTGCCGACCCGAGCATCTAGAGGCAATAACTAGGTCTCAGAACGTGAGAGATGCCCTCGCTCGGAAAAGATATAAGCGAGGCAGATACTCCACAGAGGATGTTATCGCTCTACGTGCTGGTACAATGTCCCAGAGAGAATTCGCACGTAAGTACGGACTCAGCCGAAAGACAGCCTACAATATTCTACTGGGATGGAACGCTGCATGGCGATCATAGTACCTCCAGAGGGTCCACCGAACGCCAGGATATTTATTGTAGGGGAAGCACCAGGATTTGAGGAGGAACAGCAGGGCCGTCCCTTCGTCGGCGCTTCAGGAAACGAGCTAAATCGGATGCTCCACGAAGCAGGGATTTCTCGTACGGAATGCTTTGTTAGTAATCTCTGCAAGGAACGTCCCCCGAGGAACGACATCAGCCTCTGGCTGCGCAGCAGCCTGAAGTTCTCCACCAAGCCGACCAAAGAGGATGAGCGCCGTCGGGCTGCCGGCGTTGAGCCCAGGAACTTCGTCCGCCTCCGCGACAACCTCGTAGACCCCCGCGTTCAGTCCGGCTTCAATCTACTAAAAAAGGAGATCTCCCTTGTCAATCCTGCGATCATTATCACAGTGGGTAACACGAGCATGTGGGCGCTCACCGGCCGATGGGGAATCACCAAGTGGCGCGGCTCCATGCTTCACACCGACTTTGATTCTTCCACCTCTCCCACTAAGTGCATCCCCACCTACCATCCAGCAGCAGTTCTCCGCCAATGGAGTTGGAGAGCTATTACGGTCAACGACCTTCGCCGTGCCGCAAGGTTCCGAAACGGAGTTCCTTATCCGACCCCAGAACGCCGATTCATCCTCCGGCCTAATTTCAGTCAAGTTGAAAATATCCTTCGGCTCTTGGTTAGCAGAGCCGACCTTCAGCCTGAGGGTCTTAGACTCTCCTTCGATCTCGAAACTCGTGCAGGACATATTGCTTGCGCAGGAATCAGCTGGACTTATTTTGATGCAATCTGCATCCCTTTCATGTGCAGGGAGCGAGGGGACGGATATTGGAACCTGGACGAAGAAGTCAGTATTATCCGACTCCTCCATTCCCTCCTCACCCACCCTCGAGTCAGGGTTGTAGGGCAAAATCTGCTGTATGATTGCCAGTACACCTGGCGGTGGTGGCACTTCGTCCCTCGAGTCGAGCAAGATACAATGATCTCCCAGCACGCGATCTTCTCTGACATGCCCAAGGCTCTCGCCTTCCAGGCTTCCATGTACTGTAACCATTACGTGTTCTGGAAGGATGAGGGGAAGGATTGGGAGAAGAATATGAGGGAGGATGAGCTGTGGCATTACAATTGCCTGGACTGTGTATATACAGATGAGGTGGGTCAGGTTGAGCTGGAGACGGTGGAGAAGATGAAGCTCCAGAACGTCCACAGCTTCCAACAGTCGATGTTCTGGCCCGTGCTGCAGGCGATGCAGAGGGGAGTGCGGATCGACACTCGCCGGCGGGACGACTTGATCCTCGAGGTCCAGATGGAGATCGACCGAAGGATGGACTTCATCCGCTTCCTCCTCGGCCACGACCTCAACCCTGATTCCCCCAAGCAGATGCACGCCCTCTTCTACGGCGACTTCCAGATGCCTGTCCAGAAGAAGCGGGGGAAGCCCGGCGAACCCCCTCGACCCACCTGCGACGACACTGCCCTCAACAAGCTAGCCCGAGTCGAGCCCCTTCTCAAGCCCCTCATCAACTCCATCCTCGACATCCGCACCCTCAGCAAGTTCCTCAGCAATTTCCTGTGTCGCGCCCTGGACAACGACGGCAGGATGCGCTGTTCGTTCAACATCGGCGGATCAGAGGGCGGCAAGTCAGCCCCGAAGACCTACCGCCTCTCCAGCTCGGAGAGTGCCTTCGGCACTGGCAGCAATCTCCAGAACATTCCCTCGGAGAAATCCAAGAGCGTGGGCAAGGCCGCTGCGCGAGGCAAGATCGAGGGCATCGGCGATCCCTACCAGTTCCCCAACATCCGGGAGATCTTCATCCCCGATCCTGGCTTCACCTGGTTCGACCTCGACCTCGAGCGAGCCGATCTCTACATCGTCGTATGGGAGGCGAATGATGAACAGCTCAAATCAGCCCTCAGAATGGGTGTTGACGTACACCTGCTTAACGCCTTCGTTATCAGCGGAAGGGAACCTCCTCCCTGGGAAGAGCTTGTCGAATCCCACCCCCGCTACCCCGACCACCGAGGCCGCAACAAGCACCTCAGAGAGTTCGCCAAAGTCTTCTGCCACGGAACCAATTACGGAGGATCTGCTCACACGATGGCTGCTCATATTGGAAGGTCTGTGCACGAGACTGAAAGAGCCCAGGGACTGTGGTTCGGTGCGCACCCTGGAATCAAGCGGTGGCATGCTGAGGTTAACCGTCAGGTTCAGACCCGGCGCTACGTTGAAAACCGATTTGGATACAGATGGATTATCTTCGATCGACCTGATAGCATTCTGCCTGAAGCTATAGCTTGGATACCCCAATCCACTGTTTCAGTCATCATCAACCGCATCTGGGAACGCATCTACCGTGAACTCCCTGAGGTCCAGATTCTTCTCCAGGTCCACGACTCCCTCCCTGGCCAAATCCCCACAAGACAAGTAAATACTCTCTTGCCAGCAATCCGCGAATGTGCTAAGATCCCGGTTCCATACGACGACTCGCTCATCATCCCTGTATCAATCAAAACCTCTGAGAGATCCTGGGGGCACTGCTAAACCCTAGGGGAGGGTGTGATGCTAAATGGAAGCGGAAGGAGAAACTTCGATGACTGGCTCACCGCGTACATCAAGTATGCTGGCTTTTCTGAGGCGCCACGAAGGATGCATTACTGGAGTGGAGTCTCTGCTATCGCTGGCGCACTTCGACGCCATGTCTGGCTTGACATGGGATACTTTAGATGGTTCCCCAATTTTTATATTATCTTGGTCGCTCCCCCCGGCGTCGTCTCCAAGTCCACCACAGCTAATATTGCTATGTCACTCCTGCGGCGCGTCCCTGGTGTTAACTTTGGACCCGAAGCCGTCACCTGGCAAGCCCTAGTGGATTCGTTCGAAGCCTCTACCGAGTCTTTTCAAATCGAAGACACCCACTACATCCAGTCCGCGATGACTATCGAATCTGCCGAGTTCGGCAACCTCATCGACCCCTCTAACCGTGAACAAATAGACTTCCTGGTGAGCCTTTGGGATTCCAAGATCGGCTCTTTCCAGAAGGTAACGAAAGGATCTGGGACGAACAATGTGGAGAACCCCTTTATCAATCTTATTGCTTGCACTACTCCTGCTTGGATTGCTGGTAATTTTCCTGAGTACGTCATTGGTGGAGGCTTTACTTCGCGCTGCCTCTTCGTGTATGCGGAT